AGACTCAAACTTGAATCCCGTATTTTCCATTTACACAAAATATTTTATAGTGCCAAGCTTTGGGAGTTTATCTGATGTGTCCAAGATACGATAATGTGATTTATTAGTTTGTCAGACAAAAATTTCGTTTCAAATAAAAACGAAATGAAATTATTTGGCTACGAGTTTAGAAAGATTTCCAAAAAGGAAATATCTCAGGTGTCAGCTTATGGAGGAACAGGTTTAATTCAGCTGGCATCACGCGAATACCCTATGTTATTGAGTACGGTGTACAGGTGTGTGGACCTAATATCCGATTCAGTGGCTGTATTGCCGCTGGAAGTATTCAGGCTGGATGAAGCCGGGTTCAAAATGAAAGACACGAAACATCCTATTTATGAGCTGCTGGATCTGGAGCCAAACGAGAACATGACGCGCTACGTTTTCATAAAAACTCTTATGGCATCCGTATTGCTAACCGGTAACGGATATGCATACATAGAACGTGGTGAGGATGGAGTCACTCCTATCCAACTGGTGTACATCCCATCCAACCAGGTATCAATACAATGGATAGTAGACAAAGAAGGAATAAGGAGAAAAAGATACCTGGTATCCGGATTTACGCAACTGGTTGAACCATGCGACATGATACATGTGCTTAATTTCAGTTATGATGGAATTATCGGGGTATCTACGTTAACACATGCCAGACAGACTTTAGGAATCGCTACAAGTTCAGAGGAACATGCTGCCGGATTCTTCAAGTCGGGGGCCGCAGTAAGCGGTGTGCTTACAATAGAAGGCGCACGACTGACGAAGGAACAAAAAGAACAAAATTATAAGCAATGGGAAGAGCGTTCCAACTCTAATAATGGCCGTCCGGGTGGTATTGTAATCCTGGAAGGAAACATGAAGTACCAGCCCATATCCATTTCACCAAAAGATTCTCAGTTGCTGGAAAGCCGCCAATTCAATGTAGTGGATATATGCCGTTTCTTTTCGGTATCTCCTGTTAAAGCGTTTGACCTGAGCAAATCCTCCTACTCTACCATCGAAGCCACACAGCTTGAATATCTGACAGATACAGCCTTGCCGGTCATCACAAAGATAGAGCAAGAAATAAACCGGAAAGTATTCAGCAGAACAGAAAGAAGCATGTACAAGGCAGAATTCAACACATCGGCCATCTTGCGTGCAGACAAAGCAGCCCAGGGGGCTTTCTGGAAAGATATGGCAAATGTAGGAGCGGCCACGCCAAATGAAATCCGGAGAGAAATCGGTATGAGCCGGATTGAAAATGGAGACGAGGCTTTCGTACAGGTTAACGTGATGACGCTGAAAAATGCTGTAAAAGAAAAAATGATAGAAGGGAATCAAGAATAATCGGATTTTGTCAGACAAATGTTCCGTTAGAAATAAAACGATTTATGAGTGAACAAAAAGAAATGCTGGAGCAGAGAAATACCACATTCCCTGTATCAGTGACAGAGGAAAATGAAAAGCGGACAGTAGAAGGATATGCGATGCTGTTTGGCGTAAAATCAGACGGACTGGATTTTGAGGAAGTGATTGAACGAGGTGCGCTGGATGGAGTGATTGAGAAAAGTGATGTATTTGCCTTACTCAACCACAACCGTGACAGAGGAATACTGGCACGCTCAGTAAACGGGAAAGGCTCACTGACATTGACAGTCGATTCAAAAGGATTGAAATACAGATTTGAAGCACCACGCACGATGCTGGGCGATGAACTGCTGGAAAACCTGAGAAGAAACGAAATCAATCAATCTTCATTTGCCTTTACTGTAGCAGACGGTGGAGAGAAATGGGAAAGGATGAAGAGTGGTAAATGGAAACGTACTATCAGCCAATTTGCCCGGATATACGATGTTTCTCCCGTATACAATGCAGCTTACAGCAAAACAACTGTCTGTATGAGAGGAAAAGAGCAAGTAGAAAAGGAGCTGGAGGAACGAAAAGAAGTAGGTGAAGAATATTATAACAACATTATTAACAGTCTTAATTATTAAGAGTTATGGCAAAAGAAAAAACAAAGGTTGAACTGGCAGAAGAAAGAGGCCAGTTGTACAAAAAAGGTGTTGACCTGGTAAACAAGGCAAAACAGGAAAAACGCGAGTTGTCTAAAGAAGAAAAGGATCAGATTACAGAGATTCAGCTCCGTATGACAGAAATCAATCTGGAACTGGCACAGCGTGAAGCAATGAAGTTTGCAGACGAACATACGACTGGCGAAAAATTCAGCCTGAGAAAAGCCCTGTTGGAACTGGCAGATGGAGGCCATTACAGTGAGAACACACGAAAAATGAATGAGCGTGGAGCTGCATCATTGCAGAAATCGGGACTCATTCCTAAAAGTGGAACATCATTGCTTATACCAGTTGAGTCACGTGCTGAGATTACTGCCGGAAATGCAGGTGCAAACGTGATTGAAACAGATTTTATGAATATTGTGGAACCGTTAAGAGATCGATTGGTCTTGGCTTCAGCAGGGGCAACCATGTTGACAGGGCTTGTATCAGACATTGATATTCCTGCTTACTCAGGAAGTACATCAAATTGGGCTAACGAAAATGCAGCTGCATCAGATGGTGCTGGAACATTCAGTAAGAAAACGATGAAGCCGAAACGTCTTACTTCTATTTTGAAGGTATCACGCCAGATGCTGGTACAGGATTCATTGGGAGTTGAGGCTATGCTGAGAGCTGACCTTATCAACTCAATTGCATCAAAACTGGAAGCTACAATTTTGGGAGGTGCTGAAACATCAGCAGAAAAACCGAATGGATTATTTACCGGATATGTAACAGAATCAACAGCCTTGACATGGAAAGGTGTTGTAGATCTTGAAACGAAAGTTGATTTGGCAAACGCTCTGATGGGGAACACGAAATACATCGTGCATACATCGCTGGTAGGTTTGGCCAAAACAACTTTGAAAAACGATGGAGTAAGTGGATACATCATGGCCGAAAATGGACAGATGAACGGTTATGATACATTACGTACAAATGCCGTGTACAAAAAAACGGAAACAGAATGGGGTGCCTTGTTCGGGAACTGGGCCGATTTGCTTATCGGCCAGTGGGGAGCTTTGGATTTGACTGTAGATCCGTACACAGAAGCCGATAAAGCATTTGTGCGCATTATCGTAAACAGTTACTGGGATTCTTGCTTGAGACGCGATAATTCAATAGCAAAAGCACTGTTTAAAGATGGTTCTGCTGGATAAGGAGGGTTATGATGTATATCACTTTAGATGAAGCAAAGAAGCATCTCAACGTAGAATCAGACTTCACAGAGGATGATGAGTATATTTCATTACTGATTGAAGTAGCTGAAGCTAAGGTGGCTGCAGAGTTATGTTTGAAAAATATGGATGACCTGAACACCATAGGAGGTGGAGAGGTCATCCCTCCTCCCATAAAGCAAGCTATTATGTTAACGATTGGTTTGTACTACAACAATAGAGAGGAGGTAACATCATCACAGACTCATTCTTTGACTCAGGGTGCTTTACACCTTATTCAGCTATACAGGGATTATTCTAAATAGTATCACAATGAAGGCAGGTCAGTTACGAGACAGAATCACAATTCTCAAAAGAGAAATCACACAAAAGCCACATGGCGGAGAAGAATACTCATGGAAAGATTTCATAACCGTAAGAGCTACTATAAAGTTTGCCTCCGGTAAAATTGAGGAAACAAACATGGAGTATGCCCACAATCAGGTGAACAAAGTGATCATCTATTACAGATCTGTCATAAAGCGTGAAATGAGGGTGAAATACAACAATGAAATCTACCAGATAAACTCCATCAATCCTGATCAATCTCACAACATGATGACATTAACAATAGAACTGGTAAATGAGTAGTATTGGAAAAGATTACATCGAAGTCAAGATTGATGTAGCCAGAGTAAACAGGCTATTCAAAGAACTCAATCTAAGTACGGGCGAATCCAGAAAAGCGCTAAGAAGAGGACTGGCTGCATCTGCAAGAGTCATCCAAAGACAAGCTAAATCAAATCTAAATGCAGTCAAAAACAGAGCTTCAGGAACGACCTTAGTTTCAAACAACCTAAAAAAGTGGGTACGCTATGTGGTGTACAAAAGAACACTGGGATTCAGAGTGCATATCCAGGAAAGCAGAGGATCATCAAAGAAAGAAAATCCTTCTTTCCTTCTAAAATTCTTTGAAGAAGGTACAGATGAACGCTTCAACAAAAGGATAAAAAAGGAAAGAATGTTTTCAAGGAGACTGAGAAAAGATAGATATACTGGAAAGATTTCCGCATCTCATTTTTTCTCAACTGCATCAAAGTCGAAGATTGGTGAGGCACAGTCAACCTTACAGAAACATATAGAGAAACATATCCAGAAAATAGCAAGCAAACGATGAACACCACAGATATATTCAGGTACATAAAGGAAAGACTGGAATCAGACAGCACAATACAAGAGATTGTAAAAGGTAAGATATATCCCATTGCAATCATGCGTAATGTAAAGCTGCCTTATATCATTCAGAATGCAAAGCTGAATGCATCCAGTGACACCAAAGATGGAGAGTATGAAAGGGAAATCACATCTACGATAGCTGTGTTTGGCGAAAATCAGGATGTGCCGTTACAGCTCATATCGGAAATGGAAAGGTTGTTTTCGGGGAATGTAGAAAAAGCAGACTATCTGGATGTGTCGGAAATAAAAGTAAACACCTGGGATTTTGATGAGGATGATGGAGTGTTTGGTGGAATAATAGAACTAACCATTAAAATAGATGTATAATATGGCAAAACGGAAAGCATTAAAAGGAAAAGACTTTATGATTTTTGTGGATGGAAAAGCTATTGCTTTAGCCACCAGTCACACACTGACACTGAATGCGGAAACAAGCGATACCGCATCGAAAGACTCAGGAATGTGGGATGATTCGGAAGTAACTAAGTTATCATGGGAAGCATCGTCTGAATCTATAGGTTCAGCAGACGAAGGAACTTCGGTAGACATATCATACGAAACCTTGCTGGATAAATGTATGGCCGGAGAAAAAGTACCTATCATTTGTGGTATCCCGACAAACGTAACAAATGATGGTGTTCCGGAAGAAGGATGGACTGCTCCATCAGAAACGCCAAAGCAAACTTACTATCAGGGATCAGCTATCATTACATCTGTATCACTTACAGGCGCAAACGGAGAGAACTCACAAATATCTGCAAGCTTCAAGGGAGTAGGCAAATTAGTAAAAAAAGCTAAAGCAGCAGGATGATGAAAGTAATTATAAAGAAAAAAGAATACAACATACGTTTTTCGCTCAGAGTTCTTTTCAAGTATGAAGAAGTATGCGGGCATCCTTTTGAAGGAAAAAGGTTGCAGGACTTGTATATGCTGATGCATTGTGCCCTTCTGGCTTTGAATGAAGATTACACATTAACTTTTGATGAGCTGATTGACTATTGTGATGAAGATAAAGACGTATTTGAAACATTCCAGAAAGTCTTGAATGATTCACAGAAACGCGACCAGGGTAAAAAAAAAGAAGCAACGTAGATAAGCCTGTAAGTGTCATGTCTTTATATGAGGAAATTGTAGGCAGGGGCGGCGTATCTCCTGCCTATTTTTTTGACTCGATGACATTTGTAGAATGCGCTGCATTTTTACGAGGTATGCGAAGAAAGGAACGTGCTGAGCTTGAAAATACAAGACTGGTTATGTGGGCTGTATTTCAAAGCCAGTCAAGAAAAAGTCTTGAACTTGACGATGTGATGAAACTGGAAGATGAGAATGAACCTAAAAAAGACATCAGCCAGGAAGAATTGAAAGAATTAAGAAAACGAGCTAAACAAATGGAGAATAAGCTATGAGTAACATATTTACAAGATTATTGCTAAATACAGACGGATTCAATAAGAACCTGTATCAAGCACAAAAAAATCTGAAAGGATTTGCAGCTACCTCTAAAGGAGTATTCGGTGGACTGACTCAATTCACCAGCTATGCAGCAGCATTTGTAGGAATCAGCACTTCGATTCATTCGGCTGTTACTGCAAATATGGAATTTGAGAAATCACTGTCATCATTACGTTCTCTCACAGGAGTATCAGCCGATGAGTTGAATTATTTCCGCACAGAAGCAATACGCATGGGAATGGATTCTACCCAATCAGCTTCGCAAATGGTAGATGCATTCAAATTGATAGGTAGCCAAATGCCGGAACTATTGAAAAACAAAACCGCGTTGACTCAGACAGCTGAGGCTGCAGTGGTGTTGGCTGAGGCTGCAGAGCTGGATGTACCTACAGCAGCAAAGGCTTTAACCGGGGCACTGAATCAGATGGGAGCCAGTTCATCGGAAGCTGCAAACTATATCAACATACTGGCTGCAGCATCACAGCAAGGTAGTGCAGACATTCCCTATCTGAACAAAGCCATAGAAAACGCCGGTGGTGCAGCCAGCAGTACAGGTGTAAAGTTTAATGAGCTGGTGGCCATTATTGAAGCCATTGCACCCAAAATCACAGATGCAGCATCAGCTGGTACCAACCTGAGAAATATATTCCTGACGCTGGAAAGTTCCGCAGACCAGAATTTAAGGCCGTCTGTAGTAGGATTAAGTACAGCCATTGATAATCTTTCAAAGATGAATCTGGATGCTGTACAGCTTACAAAGATGTTTGGTAAGGAGTCTGTAACGGCTGCAATTGCTATACTTCAAGAGAAGGATGCATTTGATGAATTGAGCCAAAGCATTAAGGATACCAATACAGCTTATGACCAAGCTGCGATTAATAATGATAATCTGGCCGGAAGCATCGGGAAACTGCAAAGTTCCTGGACTTCATTCATTAATACAATGGCCGGGAGTAACGGTATTTTAAAAGGTATTGTAGATGACCTGAGAGATGCTGTCAATTGGGCAAACAGAGCCATGATGACAGCAAATGAAAGATATCAATACGATACTCAGAAATCAAGAAAAATAGAGCGAGAAGAGTCAAACAAACGCATTCAGAAGTACATAGATAACGGAATGAGCATAGAGGATGCTTTAAACAAAGAAATCCAGAATGCCAATTACATGTACCCTGATGCAAACACATATCAGGTACGTGAGAGAAATTTAGAAAGAAAAAAAAGAGAATGGGAAAAAGCAAAACTTATTAATATAAACTCATCAGCGCCGGAAGAAGAAAAAGCATATCAGGAAGCTTTAAAACTCTATAAGATAGCCAAAGATGAATATACAATGCGCCAAGTAATATATGATAATGTTGAGGCGCAAAGAAAAAGTTTAGAACAAGCTAATAAAGAAGAAGAAAAAACAAAGGCGGCAGCAGAAGCTGCAGCAAAGGCGGCCAAAGAAAAGGCAGCCGCAGAAGAAGCAACAAAACTAGCTAAAGAAAAAGCGTCTAGACCGGAAGGATCTATCGCGGACTTAGATTATCAGATCCGGGAACAACAGAAGAAGCTAGTATCAGCTACAACTACAGAAGCACGAGTATCTGTGCAGGAAACGATCAATGAACTGGAGTCGAAAAAGATCAGACTACAGGCTGAAGTTGAGACTGCTATTTTTCAAAAAGGAAGAACAGACCATGGACTGGTTGAAGAAAGGAAACCTAACCTTGGTAGTCTTGCAGGTGGCATTGATTTAGGTAAGATTGAGATACCATCCTTACAGGATAACATCAGCGAGGCAAATGATTATGCATCGAGTCTGGCAAATGTAGTAAGTGCATTCAGTATGATCACTAAAGCACAACAAGCAGATGAGGCATCTGTCTCACAATGGGCTTTGCAATCAATCAGTAATATAGCTGGTGTTATATCGAAAGTCCAAGAGCTGGCAATATCTCAAGGGGTAGCATCAGCAGCCAAGTTACCACCTCCATTCAATATTGCAGCAATGACAAGTGTTGTCTCGACAATAATAGGCATTTTCGCATCAATGCCTAAGTTTGCCAATGGCGGTATTGTGGGAGGAAACAGCTATTTTGGAGACAAACTACTGGCCAGAGTGAACTCTGGCGAAATGATTCTAAACAAAGGCCAGCAGGCAAAGCTTTACAGAATGACAGAAGACAACAGAAATGGAATAACAATCGGATTTGACCGAGTTAGAGGTAGCGATATTTATCTAAGTCTAAAAAATTACTTAAAAGAAACAGGTAAAAAACTATGAGTTACGGAAAAGTATACACATTGCCTTTCGCTTCGTTAGATGGGAAGAAATACGAAGTAAAAATAGAAAGAGCTGGTTACACAGGAAAAGCAACGGAATTGAAAGGCCAGCCTTCACCTTTTACTGTGAACATAGACAACGAAGAATTTATATATACTCCTACCAGACTGAGTACGGCTACACTGGCAATATTCGGTGAAGACTATTTACAAGATCTATTCAGTACGGATTACAAGATGCATCGAGTGACCTTATACTGTGAAGAAAACCCTGTGTGGTGTGGATTTATCAAACCAGAATTATATACACAAGATTACTCTACAGAAAAGTTCAATCTAGAACTAAGTTGCTATTCTGCAATATCAGTACTGGAATATGTGGAGTATAAACAAAAAGGAGAATACAGAGGCTTTGTTTCGTTATGGGAAGTCCTTAAAAATTGCATAGAAGAATCCATGGGCCTATATACTGCAATTTATATTCCACATGTGTACGGAGCATCCAAAACGGATTATGAAAACTGGAGTAATCCGCTGGAAAAAATGATGATATCCGAACAGAATTTCTACGATGAAGATGATAATGCTATGTCGCTCAAAGAAGTGCTGGAAGAGATTATGAAGCTGATGAACTGGACATGTGTAGACTGGAGAGGGGAATTGTACTTTATAGATGTAGACAATGAAAGTAGAGAATACTATATGTATAATTCCGACTTAACTACCTATTCGCATGTAAAAGCTGATGAAATGAATGTACAGGAGATTGGGTTTGCAGGAAGTGATCATACACTGGATATTCTGCCTGGATATAACAAAGCAAGTGTAAAATGCAGCAATTATCCTGTAGGCGAGGCACTACCGGAAATTGAGTTCGATGACTTTATGTTAATCGGTGCTAAAGAAAACTCTATCCCCAATTATACAAAAATAGTTACTTACAGGCCCATATCAGATAATATTCATATGAATGCTTTCAAGGTTGCCAGCGAAGATGTAAATAAACTTATTTTAGTTATGATTGATGCAGATGAAGAAAAAGAAATGTTTGAAGCAACCGAAAGCGGATTTATTATCGGAGCGATTCCTCAAAAATATGACACTATCGAAAAAATAGATAATGAACCTGCCAGAGTAGATTGGGAATACAAGGAACAAATATACATCCCGTTGGCCAGACCGGGAGATCCCTTACGAAAACTGATCTATCCTGAAGGAGGAACAACCGAAATTATAAAAATCAAAGGAGCATCATCGACCTATTTAGGAGGAGCTTTTGCGATTAATTTCAGTTTAAGAGTAGAATTAAATTTTTCTGATCAGATAGCTAAAGGATATTTTGACTCACAGGACTTCAGTTTCTTGCTAAGAATCGGGAACAACTACTATCACGGAGATGCAGAAGGAAATTTTATTTGGGATAAAAATCCAGAAAAGGACGCTTCGTTTCCGAATAATCTAGAGATAGATTGGGGCGATGAGGCTGTGACTCCCGGCCCAGAGAGTACTTTAACTTCTTTCGACGAAACCTACCAATTGAAAACGACTCGGCAGCTGAACGACGGATATGACGGTCTTAATGGCTATATCATAAAAATGCCAGAAGACAGACTGCTATTCGGAGATTTTGAACTTATCATCTATGCTCCAAGAATTAAAATATATCATGGTACATATAGTTCGCCGACAGCAATATATTTAGACAGATTTGAAGTAAAATATAAAAAAGCATCAGATGAATTAAAAAAAGACGAAAATAGCGATCGGATATATGAGAATATTGTTAACGAGAACTACCTCAACGAACTAGACGAAATAGAATTTAAAATAAGCAGTTATAATAATGATGGAGCGTGTTATAGCAAAGTAACAATTGGAGAAGATTACCTAAAGAATAATCTGTATTGCGGTATTATTGAAGATAATATTCGTCCAGAAGAATTTCTGATACGCAGAATTGTGGATCATTATAGTGATACAAAAATCAAGTTGACGCAGATACTTAAGAATGCAGATATCAAACCATATACGATTTTGTCAGACAACTATTACGTTAATAAGAAATACATCAACGCTGGCGGTGAGATTGATTACCGAAAGAATCGATTTAGTTGTGTAATGATTGAGATATGAAAATCGTAGATATTAAAACAAAAATAATACCTAGTAATCCACGATCTAAGAATTATCCTATTGGATATCCAGGTGGAGTTGCATCGAACAGCAACGGTGTAACGCCTGACCTATCTATCTACTTATTAAAAGAAATCTGGGAAAGAAATTTCGAAGAACGAACCGATGAATACGGGAATGAATATCTGTACATACGTAAGCCACTGGCTATCGGTGGAGGGGCTACAATGTATGCATCTAATGGTGTTGTTGTTCCTTCAATATTTGACGGGCTTCCTTTAGATAACACAACTATCCGGAAGAATCCTGAAACAGGACTTATTGAAGTTATTGGAGGGTCTGGAACTTCTTTCGATGAAAATGCCATGTGGTCTGCTCTTTCCGGATCTTCGGACAACCAGATCAACAAGTCGCATCTAACCACGGCTTTGGATGGATATGCAACCCAGAATTGGGTTATAGAAAACTATGCCACTAAATCAGAGTTGTCAGCTGTGTCTAATAAGCTGAATGACTTCTTGGAAGGTTCTGATGCTGATACAATCATAAACAAATGGAAGGAACTGGAAGCGTTTTTGTCCGGAATGGCAGAAACGGATAATCTCGCGGAAATACTTGAAACAAAAGCCGACAAAAAATATGTAGATAGTACTTTCGTAACACTGGGAACCAAGCAGACAATAACCGGGGAAAAGACATTTTCCTCTGTGCTGAATACAGCCGCTATCAAGGCGTCCGGAGAGATAACAACGCCATCACTGGCCGCATCGGACTATGTTACTATTGCCGGAATTAAGCTGAGAAAGCTGGAGGATGGTGCGTTAATGCTGGAAGGAAATCTGGCATTAACTGGGGCTTTGACTATGTACGCTAGCAATGGGCAAAGTTTTGATACAATTTACGATGGTCTCCCGATCGACAATGATACTATATACTGGCAAGAAGTTGACGGATCAAGAGTTTTGAAAGCAAAAGAAGGAAGCGGAAGCAGTTTTGATAAATCTGCCATGTGGAACGCTTTAGCCGGAGAAACAACAGAACAAATCAACAAGTCTCACCTTACTACTGCTTTAACCGGGTACGCAACAGAAAGCTGGGTAACAAGTAAGAACTATCTTACTTCTGTTAACATTGCTACAATTTCGGATTTGCATGCCAATTGGGATGCACTTTTAAAGGCTGCACCTTCTTCCTATGTAACTAGATGGCCAACTATTTCAGAAGTTACAGACAGGAAAAATCTTATTATAAAGCTAAATGGGGGTAGTACCGAAGGAACTAACCTATTTACCTATAATGTAACCGGGGAAAAGACAATAAATATAACCCCAGCTGGGATCGGTGCGGCCTCAAGTAGTCATAATCACTCATGGAGTAATATTACCAGCGGAAAGCCTTCAACCCTGTCCGGATATGGAATAACGGACGCTTATACTAAGACAGAATCAGATAGCAAGTACCCAACAAAGACAGGTAGCGGAGCAAGCGGAACATGGGGAATAAGTATTACCGGAAATGCTGGATCTTCTACAAAGTTACAGACTGCCCGTACATTATGGGGACAAAGTTTTGATGGAACTAAGAATATATCCGGGGATCTTACTTCCGTAGGTAATATTACGGGAAGCGGAACATTTAGTTCTGCTAATGCAAAGGTTTCGGATTCTGTGTACATCAATGGAATACGTCTTCATAAAACTGCTGATGGTGTCATAACTTTAGAAGGAAACCTAGCTGTTACAGGTGGTGTTACAATGTATGCGGTTGATCCTGTTTCTGCTTCCACAATAATGGATGGAGTAGTAGTAGATGGTGTTACTATTAAGAAAGAAAACGGAAAACTTGTTGCTGTTGGCGGTGGAGAAGCTGGTAGCGTTGCATGGGGTAATATTTCCGGAAAGCCTTCGGTATTTGCGACAAACATTGCAAATATTACTGACCTACATTCTAGCTGGGATTCTGTACTAGCAGCGCAAAAACCTGCATGGCTTACAGCTGTTAGTATTGCTACTATTTCGGATCTTAACAGCGGATGGGACGCGCTTTTAAAAGCCGCACCTTCGGCATACGTTACTCGTTGGCCAACTATTTCAGAAGTCACGGGTAAGCAAAATCTAGTGGTAAAGCTGAACGGAGGAACAACCGAAGGAACCAACCAATTTACTTATAACGCAACCGGGGCTAAGACTATTAATATAACTCCGGCCGGGATTGGTGCGGCCGCAAGCAGTCATAACCATTCATGGAGCAATATTACCAGCGGCAAACCGACTACTTTGGCCGGGTACGGAATAACGGACGGTGTAAATTCTGTAAGTGTAACTGGTACTGGTAATGCAATTACATCAGCTTCTATAAGTGGCCATAGCTTGACTTTGACTAAAGGTAGTACATTCTTACTTTCTTCGCAATATACGGCTTCGGATATACTTGCAAAACTTAAAACTGTAGATGGCTCAGGAAGTGGCTTAGATGCAGATACTGTTGATGGGGTTCATAATGGATCATTAACTGCAAAAATTTTAGCAGCAGAAGGGGATAATAGGTCTATTAGTACTAAACCTTCTGATTACAATAATAACTTAATTTTTAAAGGAATTAAAACTAATTCGGTTATAAATGCCCCTTCCACAAATATTAGCTATTGTTATCTTTTAGGTTTAAAAGGATGGAATGATAGTACCGGAGGGCAAGCGCACGAATTAATATTTAATAATAACGGAATTTATTCAAGAATCGGAACATCCGAAAATGATTGGGGGAATTGGATAAAAATAGCCTATATTACAGATAATGTAGCTTCTGCATCAAAATTAAAAATTGCAAGAACTTTGTGGGGACGTAGCTTTGATGGAACCGGAAATGTAATCGGCAATTTAGACAATGTAGGCCGTATAAATTTTACTGCTGGACAAAGCTTTGACAACTATGGAAATTTTTATTTAAATAGCAGTGATAGCAGCTGGAAAATATTCACAGGATCAACATCTTTATTTAAAGTAGGCTCAGATGGTATTGTAAGAACACCATATAGAGTAAAAATAGAATCCCCTTTAGGAAGTTCTTGGAATAGCGGAAACGGTGCTTTAGAAATAGCAGTCCCAAATAATGTGAGTCAAACTCCTGTTTTGTTAGCATATAATGGTGCTTCGGGATCTAATACAGGATCAGACAGATATTTTGCAATAGAAATTCTTAATAATGGAAGTCACAATATACATTTCTCTGTAAGTGGGAAAGAATTAATAGATATGACTTCCGGGCAATTTAAGGTAATTGGTAACATTCTTGCAACCGGAGGAGGTACTTATTACGGATCAGATATTCGATACAAGTCAATAATGCAGCAGGTCAACTTGTCTCTTATGGACATAGCGAAGGCTCCTTCTTTTGTATATCGGTGGAATAGACCTAATATGAATCAAAATAGGCTGAACTTAGGCGGATCTGCACAATATACACAAACTATTCTTCCGTGGGCAGTGGAAGAGAATGATAACTTCCTATCTATGGACTACGCAACAGTAGCATATACATTTGCAGTCCATACAGCTAGGCATTTGATGAGATATGAAACTAGAACTGATAAGAAAATCAAGAAACTTGAAAGAGAAATAGTCATATTAAAAAAACAACTTAAAAAGCTAGGCTATGAAGAAGTTCGTACTTTGGATGATCAGAGTGTTTGAGTTGGACATTCCGACCGAGAAGATTGTAACAAAAGTAGTGGAGAAACAAGTATTGATCCCCGAAAAAGGAGTTATTGAAGGAGATTTACTTGTAAAAGGTCATGTTACAGTAAAGGGATCTTTGGACGTAGAAGGGAATCTTGTAGTGTATAAAGACGCTACATGCAAATTTAATAGTAAGGAGGGAAAAGAATGATAGTAGATACGCTAATATATGTTATGGTTGTATTGATAGATACTACCGCAACAAGTAACAGGTTTGAGAACGCATTTTCCGAGGCTGACAGGCAGTTTAATATCGAAATGATGAAACAGGCTTCCCGTGAAGCTGCATATGGAATCCGGAAGCCTAAAACTAAGATTTTGGATATTTACAGGAAGGAGGACTAACAATGAAAGTTATATTATACATAGATAAACGGGAAGGCGATATAGTAGAAGTACCTATCGCCCCCGGAAGCGACATAACAAAAAGAATATCTTATCTTCAAGCCATTGAAGAAGGGATAATAGACGGGAATAAAGTAGCTGATGCTGGCTTTATAGAAGGTGAAAATATTCCAAGTGAATATAAAGATAACGATAAGTATCTTGAAAGAGTTGTCGAAATTGATGATGCTGAATTATCTACATCTTTCGATATATTAGTTTCAGAAGGCTATAAAGGTACAATTGAAGCTCTTGCAAAGTTGACAGCTATGCACATCGGCGTTAAATCAAGAAGGGCCGTTGCTGCTTTTGCAAATGATATGCCATCTTTATTGACAGTTCATGATGTTTTACCAACGTCAAACCTAGAATGGGATGATATCCGAGACACTCTTAATTTTAATGGCGGTGTTGTAAACAACAATGCTATTACGGCATTTCAATCAACAAATGGAGTAAATAAATGGAGTTGGAGAAAACCTATAAATCATCCTATTTTGTTCACGCTATCTGATGATGATTTTATAGGAGCTAACGAAGACAAGCTTCAAGGTATATTTTTCGGATTGAAAGGAGCTGTAAACTTAAAATTAAGCCAGCTGCATACAGCTAACTATGAATATGTAGGAACTCCAAAAGGTGGTAGCGGATCTCCTTATAGATTAGGAGATTTCCGAGGCTATGCCCGATTTGCAAAGCCAAATCTTATAGGGTATCTAGATACTACTACAATTGACTGGAGCGCACCATCTTCATTTAGGGTACGTCTTGACGTAGATACCAATGGAGTAAATACGACCGGAGTAGACATCAGTAAATTTCTTTCAACTGACGGATCTTTGACTTTTGCCAATGCATATCCGTGTGTTCTAGTAGATGGATATGCCAGGGCTTTGAAAAACGAAAGCACAGGATCTTTTACTACCATTAAGCATAACAATACATGGTATTCGAGATTCATTGCACCGGACTTTCCATCAGCTCTGCAATCGGACAAGGAGAGAACCGTTACTATATTCTTAACTCGTTATATTAATGGTGAGAACGGATCTCTGAATTTAGCAACAAAATGGCAGGATGTAAGTCAGCTTGCATCAACTTACGCCGGCGTAACTGTTCCTGAATGTATTGGTGTGAAGTGCATATTCAAACGTAATTTGCCTTACAAGCCGTTTGAAGCCGACCAGTTTAGTAATGTTACTCAGATAGGTTTCAATGTTTCGTTTAGATTTACAGATGGTCTTCCGGATTCTAATATTACATACGAAATCAGAGTATCTTCGACTGATGTTAATGTTCCATATATTACTAACTGGCAATATACTAAGGGAGGACAGACAAATCCTGTATTGAGCTTCAAATGGACACAATTGGGTATAGTTGCTATGCCTTCCGGATCTGAAGAAGTGAAAGTTGAAGTTTGGTACGAAGTATCTAGCGTGGAGAGATATTTAGTATCAAGTAGAGTAGAGACATTAAAAATAGGATAACCTTTAAAAATTATAGTTATGGCAAAACAAGTAAAATTAGTGATCAACAACCGCAATGAGCAGGTGAATTACGATTCAAACGGAAAGGAATCCGGCAGCAACACATCAGCAAGCTATAATGTAGTTTCTGAGACCGGTGAACAGATAGGATCAGTCAATGTTTCCAATTCATTTAACGTGTACGGGAATGCCACTTCCGAGGAATATTCCGAAGCGATGGCTTCCCTTAACCAGAAGATCGCTGAAGCGTTCAAGACCTTCAATGATACAATTACATCTAATTCAATTATCTAACCTAAAAAACAGGAATTATGAAACTGGAGAAATTAGTGATAGCATACAAAATGCTGGATGATGCCAAGATCAAAACAATGGATGACAAGGACGCAATCAAAATTATCAAAAACCGGAAGGCTATGCGTCCCCATGTTGAATCGTACGACGCTTTATTGAAGGATGCGCAGGAGAAGTTCAAGCCGGACAATATCGAGGTTATGCAGGAAAAAGCAAGCAAATGGAAGGAGCTGTCCGCTGAAGAACGTAAGTTCGTTAATGAAAGCTTCAAAGCATATCAAGAAAAGGTAGATGCTGTCTGTAAGCCGGAACTGGACAAAGAAGTAGATATCACTTTGGACAAGCTTTCCGAAGACGGGGTTCTGAAACTGGCCAAGGAGAATGAATGGCCGATGAACAAATTGGATACATTGGACATCATGCTGGAGTAAGTATGGAACAGCTGAGTGAAATATCCAATATTATTGGCGGGATAGTAACTACTATCCTGCTGCCTTTGCTGGGCGTATTCATGTTCTATGACCAGAAAAAGCGCAAGGAAGAAGCAGCCGCACGCAAGGCTGAAGCTGACAATATCACCAGTTATGCGGCTGAATGGAAGGAGCTATACGAGAAGAAGGAAAATAAAGTTCACGAACTTGATGCAAAGATAGACCAGCTTTATGCTGAGAAAAACGAGGACAGACAACGGATCCGTGAATTGATGGAGAAAAATCAGGAACTGGAATTAAAGAACCAGTCGCTTGAAATTACGAAATGTAAGAAAAGGGGGTGTCCAGACAGGGAGCCGCCAAGTGATTATTAATTAAGGAGGAGAAGGAATGAATAAGATAGACGCAATCGTAGTTCACTGCTCGGCCACACGTGCTGGGCAGGATATAGGAAAGAAGGAAATTACCCAGATGCACCTGCAGCGTGGGTTCAGCACGATCGGGTACAATTATGTGATAAGGCTGGACGGGACGGTAGAAGTTGGCCGCTCGCTCACCATTGCCGGGGCACACTGCAACAGTAAAGGGTTCAGCGGGCTAAGTTACAACAAACATTCCATTGGTATCTGCTACGTAGGTGGTACGGATGCGCACGGCAAGGCCGCTGATACTCGGACGCCGGCCCAGAAGAAAGCATTGCGCGAACTGATCGCCAAGTTGATCAAGCAGTACCCAGATATTAAAGAAGTGCTCGGCCACCGTGATACCAGTCCTGATCTCGATGGTGACGGCATTGTGGAGCCTAACGAGTGGATCAAGATGTGTCCGTGCTTTGATGCTGCTGAGGAATACAAAGATTTGCTTCCATGAGCCTGTACGACTACATAATTAAGAAGGTGAGCCGGTGCATTACGCTGGCTCCCTTCATGTGCATGATTCTTGTGTGTTCCTGCCGGACGGTAAAGTACGTGCCGATAGAAAGCAAGGCTGATAGTGTCGTAGTGGAGAAGCTGGTGGAAGTTCAGTTACCGCCAGACAGCGCCACTATCCGGGCCTTATTGGAATGTGACGAGAACGGGAAAGTCGTACTGAACTGGCTGGATATCGCTAATAGCAAGAATGCACAGGCTCAGTTAACTATTGATAGCCTTGGCAATCTACTGGCCAAGATGCGAACACCGCCGGATACAGTCTACTTGCCATCCAAAGAAGTGGTTGTTTCCAAAAAGGAAAAAGTCCCTTATCTGGTCGAAAAAGAACTCACACGCTGGCAAAAGATCAGGCTGAATGTTGGTGGCTGGGCCATAGGGATAGTGATTATCACGGTTCTTATAGTTGTAGGAAAATTGGTTTATAAACTCAAAAAAAAGGAAGGAGGTGTGCTATGAAGTAAGATTTATCTCCCTTTTGAAACGAAAAGCAGCGTCCTCGGCAAGCGTGTCGGGGATTTTAATTTATGTTGAAAAATATTTGATTTTGGGAATATCGAGATGGATTATTACTTACATTTGTGTCGTTAAACTTAAAAAAATATATATGGCTAGTTTTAAAGATTTAGAGCTTATTAAAAGCTCAAAAGAGACGGAGATTGTTAATTGTAACATACTGGGTGTTAAGGTTGCTACTAATGGATATTGTGGCGGTGATTCTGGGCATGGATCAAGAACTTATTTTAGATTAGAGGATTTGTCTTCAACTGATATTGATATTCGTTTGATTAATAATAAACAAGGAGTAGAGATCATGTTGGGAGGAGATGCAGAATTGGAAACTTTTATACAGGCTTTAAGATGGGCTGCTGATAATTTGGAAGAAATGGCCAAAAAGTAAAAGCTCCTTTGGAAAGTAGTGCAATCAAAAACAAAGCCCCTTTCGGATTATTTCGGAAGGGGCTTTGTCTTTTACAGGATATTAGCAAGTCTCTCAGCTTGTCTTTCAATGCTGGAATTGAGAATTTTAGCGTATACCTGAGTAATCTGTATTCGTGTATGCCCCATCATCTTAGATACAGACTCTATTGGTACATCATTCCCTAGCAGGACAGTAGTAGCAAAAGTGTATCGAGCGATGTGTGATGACAGGTTTTTCTTCGTATTTATTAAAGCACCTATACACTTTAACAGCCTGTTGTATGCTTGCTGACTAAAGTGCGGTAATTGATAATGGTATTTCTCCAGTATGGCCATAGCAGGAGGGAGTATGGGGGCATAATACTTCGTTCCGGTTTTAATGCGCTGCTTGTCGATGTAATTACAGCCATGCACCGTCACTACGTCGCGAGAAAAATCAAAAGCCTCCATATCAGCATGTGCCAGTCCGGTATAACAGCAGAATACGAACAGATCACGGGCTTTACCGAGACTTTCGTCAAACAATTCAAGCGCTCTTACTGCGGCCAGTTCCTCTTCATTCAAGGCTTCCTTTGGCTTATGCTTGCCGCGCTCAGCCTTAAACCTCAGATAAGGAGATTCATCAATGATACCAAGTGATACTGCCTCATTAATATATGGCTTTAGGCGTTTGTGATAATTGTATATTGTGGGTTGTTCCCTGTCTGGATCCTGTTGTTTCAGCCACATGTCAAACCTCTTAATATTCTCCGGAGTCAAGTCATCAAAAGTACGGATTGTTTTGGACTCTCTCAGCGCCTCAAGTGCGCACTTATGAGCGCGAAGGGTAGACGCGCGTAGCCCTCTCCTATCCATTACATCGTAGCAAAAATTGATAAAGTCCGTACCATATTTACCGGATTTTCTTTCAAGGGCTGCCGAAAAAGTCTGATACGTTATCTCGTCCCCTTCCTGGAGGATAGATCGGGCTATACTCTCATATTTTCTGATAAGTTCATTGATTTGTTTGTTTAGCTTTTTAGACTCCGCATGCCGGACTACCAACCCATCCTCCCACTGATTCGAGTAGAGTTCAATTCCTGTAGATAGGACTTTTCTCCGTGTGCGGTTGAATACAATTTCGATTTCCACCACACCTGTAGTGATTGCAGATGCTTTCTTTTTGCGATCAAAGACCGCTTTGATTTTAGGTAACTTTAACATAACATTTGCGGTTTTGCTACGGATGAATGGAAAAGTGCTATACCCAATGCTATACCAATGCTGTACTCGCTAAAAATATGGTATAGCAAAATACATTTATATACCTTTACAGACACACGTAGGCGGTTAAACTTATATTTATTCGTTATCCGCAAATGCGCTATACATCAATACTTTAACAATAAAAGCCTATAAATCAAGTATAAAATGGCTTGACGTATAGGCTATACCTGGAGCCGAAAGCGGGACTCGAACCCGCGACTTACTCATTACGAATGAGTTACTCT